CAGACAATACTTGTCCATCCACGCCAACACCTAATCGTTCCTCAACAGTTGAAAATGTATAAATATCACCTTTTGTTGTTAATGGCACATTCAAACCAGTTACCTCTATATTTCCTAAAGCATCTGGAAGAACATTATTTACCGTCATTGGTATTGTACCACTAACATTAGCAAAATTATATGTTCTTTCAGTCGTTAATAAAGATGTATCAAACGCTCCGTATTGACTTCCTGCTCTTATTTTAACAAGATTATCATCAAGAAAAATAGTTGAGCCTCCAGTAGAGTTCCAAAGTATAATATCGCCTGTATTTTTTAAATAAACAGTTCCACTAGAATCACCTAAATATGACGTTGCACTATTGATTTCAAATCTTGGCGATCTAATATTATTCGTTGTAATATAATTTTGATCAGTAACACTTTGTAGGTTTTGAAGTCCTGGTGATGTAACCCACTCAATCCCCTCTGGTGCGCTTACATTTGAAGATAAAACTTGTCCATTAGTTCCTGCGCTTAAATTAACCCATTGAGAGCCATTATAAACTAATAAATCTCCTAAAGACTCTGTTGTTATAGTTGGTGTAAATGTTGTTCCAATTATATCTGATAGCTTTGCATGAACAGTTGTATCATCCGAAAACCTTTGTAGTAAAAATCTATCATCAGCAACTAAAGGAGAACCAATATAGTTGTGGTCTTTTATTGCTTTTGCGTCTGCTAAGATTTGCGCTATTGCATTAGCGTTAATCTGGATTTGTTCTTGCCACTGGCTCATAATATCTATGTTTTAACAAAGCCTCCAGAACCAAATACAAATGGTGCAATATCGAAAGCGATATTATCTTCATCGTAGCCATCTTGACCTTGTCTATTATTATTGTAATTAATGTTTGTTTTAAGCATCGATGCAATTATCGTATAAGCGTTTGTTCCTATTGCGTTCTCCACTTCAAGTTTTCCTTGCTTAATGTATCCCTGCCCGTTTATATATATCGTTTCACAGCTTAAAGCCACTACCAATTTACGCATCATTCCCTTTGAAACCTCATCAAAGTAGAATTTATCGACTTCGTGTACAGATGAATCTATTACTTGCGAGCTTAAATCTGTAATATTTATTTCTGTCTCATCTAATGCAACGCCCTCAACATGTAGGTACTGAGCCCTAATGAAGTGTTGTATTCCGTACTTATAAAATACATCTCTGTTGTTTGCATTAAAGTATCGTATTGCTAGTGTTTTTGTGTGTTCGTCTTGAATCCAGATATTCTCACTTAAATGCTGAACTGTTCCGTTATTAGCATCTGTGTTATTGATAAGAACATCATATAAGCCCTCTCCTATTATACTCCAATCTATTTCAAACTCATAAATTTCAAAAGGAAGTAAATCAAAATAAGATTCAACTCTTGTTTGTATTGCTATTCCAGAATAAGTGAAATCAACGATAATTGCTTTCTTTCCAATTACAGGATCAAAAACAACGTCTTTTATTTCAAATACTCCTAATCCAGTTATATCTATAAACGTCCCAACAATAGCGAAATCTGGCAAATTTCCGTTTAATGTAAATGTATCGAGTTCCGCATCAAGTACATCATAAGTGTTTCCTGAAGTAAAATAAATCCCTAGTTTTCCTGATTTATATTCGTAATACCAGCAATCCATTCGTTCAAACCTATTCAAGTTAGCGCTTTTTTTCTGCAAAGATATTTCCACGTCTGGAGAGCCGTCTTCGTTTCTTAAAAAAACAGTAGGAGTATCGTAATTGCTTTTAAATTGTATTTTTGATGTATCGCAAGTTTGTAAAAGAATAGTATCACAAAACTTAATATCCTCTAATCCTTGATGCGCTAATGCGTTGTTATCATTACGAAAAATGGTACAGCCATCAACCTCTTCGTTTTCCACAAATGTAATTCCATTTGCTTGTGATATGTAAAGAAACGGATCTCTTGTGCCTAAGCCAGTAACTATAACTTGTTTATTCTTTTTACAACCATATTGGTCTCTTACGTAAATAGTGTAAGTTGCATCTGCTTGGTTAAGAAATATATTTGAACTTTGCCAAATAGAATCATCAAGCGAATACTCAAAAACAAGAGTAGGGTTAGGGTTAGATACTGGTGCAAGAACAGAAACAGTAATCGTTGAACCAGATAATCCTGGTGAAACATCAATCTCATTTATTGTCCAACTACCAATATTGTATAACAACTCTTGATAGCTTGGTTTATAAATAACATCTCCTCCTGCGTTTTCTAGTTTAAATCTATGGTAAGCATCTCTAGGTATATCAACAACAAACGGGTTAGATACATTAGCGCCATCTAACAACACTTCATTATTTCCAGTTATCAAAGAAACCTTAGTCGCTAATTCATCTGTTGTTATAGAAACCTCTACCGAACCACAAGGAGAAACAGCCTCATCAAAACTAACTAATGTAACATTAAAGCTAGGCGCTGTATCGGAACAGTTATTTATTACTGCTGTAATTCCAACAACCGTACTACTCCAATCTAAAATATCCCAAGGACAAACGCCCTCGATAGGGTTTATGAATGTTATAGTTACAACATTTGAATTTATACCAATAATAGATCCTTTTCCATTTATTAATCTAGCGTAGTGTGTTCCCCACCATCTCCAGTAAGCTGCTGCTGTGGCATATCCAGCTGGATTGCCACCAATATTAGGAACTTGAATCTCTCCAATTTGTGTGCTTGGCTCTAATTGAAAAGTCTCTGGCTTATATACTGGTGTAACTCCTCCAGGAGCTTGAATTGCGAAGTTAAGTACATCTCCAACGTCTGCATCTTCATTAAATGTAATTGTTATTGAGCTTTGTCCCATGACTAAATAATTGTATTCTCGTTAGCTAATATCATTGTAAACTTACCAATTCCTTTTGGTTTAAGGTTTTTTAAGTAACCCCTTTCGGTTTCTCCTTTTTCATTTATCCACTCAAATTTAAAGTAAAAATTTGGTACTTCCTCATAAGAGCCATTTATTAATACTGATGTCTTTCCAAATATCAAATTACTTAAATCATCATCTACTGGGTGATCAAATTTTACCTCCCAAGGCAAAACCCTTGAACGCTCTAGTGTATTAACTATAATTTCAGGCTCGTTTTCAGAGTATTCCAATTCATTAGGGAACTGCATTGATACTGTTGAGTTGTAATCTCCATTTACATATCTAATGAATTTATATAAATAAGACTCGAGTCCAGCTCTAAGAACCCATCCGTGTCTAAACATCATTCTTAAAGGAGTGAATATCATTCCTCTCCAGCTCTCTGGGTGCGTTATTCCTGTTGGAATTTTAGTTAATCTATCATCCCAGTTAGCCTGCCTATACCTATCATCTTCAACTGGTTTTCTAATCAAATCTAACCACCAATTATGAGTATCTTGACTTGTATCTTCATCTGGAAAAGAAACTTGAGGTAATCTTCTTGTAAGTTCCATTCCAACATCATCTCCTCTTATTTTGGATTTCTTTTCATATTTTAATGAGGATTTTCTTATTGGTGTAATGTGGCTTAAAACAGTATTAGGCTCGTCTAACCCCACTTCATTCTCATAATTTCCTCCATTTGAATAGCCAAAAGTAGTTCCGCTGTAAAAGTGTTTTTCATCAACAGACCTTTCCTCGTTAGATACTTGAAATGGTAATTTTACAACAGTTTCTTCTCTATAAAAATATTTTAACTCCTCAACACGTAGCCTCTCTTTGAAGTTTACGGTTTCAATCCCAACTCCAATATTAAAAACAGCTTGCGATGATGATATTAAATCCTCTAAAGATATTTGCATTGACCTGTATTTCTCTGATGATGAATCAAATGCTCTTAACCAAAACCCAGATATAAGCCCAATCAAACCTCCTCCATTATCTCCGTTTTCATCCAAACCATCTTGAGCGTATAATTCAGCATTGTTTTCATCGGTAAGACCAACTCTACCAAAAAATTTAGAATAAAACCTATTCTTTTCTCCAGTCATAATGTATAAAAGTCTTTCATATACATCATGCGTAAACATGAATTTTAAATCGTATGATGGCTGATATGTTTCAATGACGTTAATGTTTAGATTAAACTCGTAAGTCCTTAATTCAACAATCCCATCACCATTAAAAAGCTCCCATCTAAACATTAACCCCTCATTATATTCAAGCCCTGTAAAAGTGTAAGAGCCTGCTTTTTGAGTTCCAACTGGATTATTTACAGAAACAACCTCATTTAATAGGTTCGTTGTAGAAATAATATCATAACCAGTTCCATTCCACTTGTATCTAACTAAATCGCATTGAACCGTTTTAGGCTCATTGAAAGCGGAAATTGCGTTTTTTAAATAAACATCAAAATAAAAAGTGAAGCTAAGATCAACTAAAGTGCCTAAATCAGCAATATCATCTCTAAAAAACATAGCCTCCAATGCTGATGCACTTGTGTTGTTTCCCTCTGGAAAACTACCATCTAAATATACATTTGAATGTCTTTGAGATGCTCCTTGCGAAACAACAAGAGTCCCTGCAGCGACATACCCGTTATCTGGTATCAACCTCCTTTGGTAATCTCCCCTTGCATCTGTTTTAAATGTTGTTAAATCAAGCTTAGAAACTCCAGCAGCACTAATAATTCTACCCTCAATATCGATTGTTTTTAAAGGCGCATCATCTAAAACAACACCATCAATGGAGTCTTTTCTTTCAAGTTCAAATTCATCTCCCTCATGAGATTTAATTAATTCAGCTAAATCGTTTGAATTAAAGTTAATCTCTAGTCTGTTGCCTTTTACTTTTAGGGTTTTAAAATCAGCTATTGCGTTATAGCTTTCAACCCACTTAACCTCTGAACTTCCATTTTGAAGTGTTATGTTTTTCAACTCTTCTTTTATAAGCCTAAGGTTGTTGTTTATATCTCCGTTGCCATAAGCGATAAGAATATAATCTTTTGCTTCGGCGGTAAATATAAGTTTGTTTGAAAACTTTGTAAATATTCCGTGGTATTTTTTGTGTCTGTCAAGCTCTAAATCATCATCAATCCATCCATCTGGCTCTTGATTCAGTCTATGAGATGGTGTGTTATTAGCTTTTAATCTAAACCTAACAAAATCACTATATGCGGTTCTTATTTCACTCATTTAATTCCAATTAGACATTCTATCTCTATATGCGCTTTGCACAGGATCAAATCCTTTTAGAGTAATTTGGTTATTAATTTTTGCTTTTTTAAATCCTTGCTCTATCTCTTTGCTTAAACCAAAAAACATTGAGTTGAAATCAGCTTCTTTTATTTGAACACCACCATACAATCCAGACATCATCATTGTTTTTTTGCTTAGTTCATCGTAGTTTTTATAAACTGTATCTCCAGTTTTCAAAGGCACTAAAGCGTTTTTCTTTTCAGTAGTTAAAATTTGGTTTCCTCTGCCAATATATTCCTGGGAACCGCCATCGTTAATCATACCAACATGATCTCTATCTGCCCTATCCAGTCCGTCTTTATATTTAGGTATTGGCGCAGCCAAAACTGCTGCTGCCTGAAGAGCTCCCAATGCAATTATAACAGGAATTAACGAAAGTCCAAGGAAACCCTCTTTTGTTACTGCTGAAACACCAACAGCTGTATTTATTGCAATATCAACTAAAGCTTGCGCTTTCTCAACTTTCTTCTTTTTCTGAACCTCTTTAAGACGTTTCTTTTCTAATTTCTGAATCTCAACTTCTTTATTTCGTCTTAAAACTTTTTGATTCCCCTCGTTGCCCTCTTCCAATTCAATAAGCCTATCATACTTATCTTCGGTTGCTTGAATCTCCGCCTCTATTCTTTCGATGTTAGCGTCGAATATTGCTCCAGCTAAATTCCCAATCGCATTTGAAAACTCTCCAGCTAAGTCTAGTATTTTAGCAAAGTGTTCTTTCCAGTCATCAATATCGCTATTTTCATTAGTTACACCAACTGTTGGCCTTGAATTTTCTAAATCCTGAATAAAGCCCTCAATTGCGGCTCTTCTCTCATGATTCATTACGCTTGTCATTTCAAGCTCTTTTTGCCAATGTTTAATTTTTAAGTCAATTATAGCGTTCTCCATTGACATTTCGACATCGGCTAATTCTTGAGCTAGATTTATCTCAGCTTCAGTTTGTGCTTTTTTCGCCTCACTTATCTCTTTGTCTCTAGTTTTTCTAGCGGCTAATCCTTTGTTGCTTATAGCAAACTCCTCTTCAGCTTTCTTTATTCTCGCATTAGCAATACCAACTTCAAGATTAAAAGAGGCTTTTGCATCAATTGCTCTCTGAACAAAAGGATTGTCTTCCTCCTCTACCTCGAAAGCGTTTCTTTCTTGACGTAAAGCTGTTAGTTTATCTTGTAGGGTTTTTTCGATTTGATATTGCTCAAGAGCTCTCTCCCCTTCTTTTAGTATTTTATTCTGTCTTGCCTCATTCTCAATACCCTCAATATGTTTAATTAATTCTATTTTTCTTGCGCTTGTTGTTGTTGATAAATCAATTTCCTTTTGAGCGGCGTCTATCTCTTTCTGTGCTTTATTATCAATTATTTTAGCTTGAATATTATATGTTGATTGCGCAAGTTGTTTTTGTAACTCACTTGATTTCTTAGCGGCTGAACCCCTATCATCTACATTTGCGTTTGAGTCATTCACAACAACATCTAATTCTAAAACTTTTTTCTTGATACCCATGTTGATTATATCAAGTGTTAAATCGCGAATTATACGAAGTTGTTTTATTGATTTACCGTGTAGCGCTGGTCTAATACCTAACATTAGATTTCTTCTAGCCTCTAGTTTTTCTATTTGTATATTTATCTTCTCATTCGCCTCTGCAATAGCTTGGTCTTTTTCAGCTTGAGTTCCTTGAAAAAACAACGATGTTTGTTGCTCTTTTTGTTTGTTCTTTAGAGCTGTTATTTCTTCATCAATCCATTTTACAGTTTCCTTTCCTTTTTCTGTGATCTCATCTTTTTCATCTTGAATTAATTGTTTCTCGTTGCTTTCGTTTGCGTTTCTAATCTCGCCAGTCGGATCATCTGCTTCTGTTTTAAAGTTAGTGTTGATGGATTCAATCGTTCCTTTTGCGGCTTCAATTATCCCTTTTAGCTTTGCCTCTAAACTTAATACAGCTAAGTTGCTTGTATCATCTAACTTCAAAAACACGCCATCAACTAAAGTTCCAAGCTCTCCCTCTCTCATTAGTATTTGTCCAACACCATTAACCCATGTAGTATTCAGCCCTTTTCTTGCTCCTTCTAGTCTTTCTAATTTCTCTAGTGTTTCGTCTAAAATTTCGGTTTCAGATTTCAATACTATATTAGCCTCAAGATCATTAATCTCCTTATTAAGTCTAATAAATTCCGCAGCTTTTTCTGAATTTACATCTAATGCTTTACCGTATTGATCGACGGCTTCTTTTGCTACTGGAATGTTAGCTCCGAGCTTAACAATTATTTTATCTAACTCTTTCTGTTCTTCTGTATTTCTCTGTGTTATATCTTTAAGCTCATTATACCTTTGAAGTAACAATCTATTTTCTTGATTTTGTTCAGTTGTAAGCTGTATATCTCTTAATTTAGCATCATTAAGTTTTTGTTGTGCCTTAGCATCCTCTAACGATGCATCTCTTAAAGCTAGTATAACACCAACCAAAACACCAAGAGCGCCGATAATCCAAGTTACGGGATTAGCTAACATTGCAATAGTTAGTATTCTCAATTGAGTTATTAAAGCTTTTGTTGCAGTAGCAAGTGAAACGGTCGCTCCAGTTTGAACCGTCTTAGCAACAGCATCCGCAGCAGATACTTCCGCCGCTATTCTATTGGCCTTAATTTCATCCCAGTACGCTTTAGTTAATAATTTAGTAACTAAAATCAGTCCTTGCTTTATTGCTGTAACAGTTAATACTACAACTTTATATGTAACAAATCCAAGCGTAACAGCTGTAATAACAGTTACTATTGCTTTTAGGTTTTTAGCAATTCCATCTATGGCAACCATTAATAGTTTTGAAATACCTTGAGCTTCACTAAAATCTTTTATCAAGTTAGTCCAAGCGTTCTGTAATCTAGATGTTGCGGCCTGTAAGGTTTCAACTCGAGTAACGCTATCTAATCCAAATGCAATATTAACTTGCTCGGCAAATGCTGGTAAAACATCTTTTGTAATAACCTCTCCCTTTTTAAGCATGTCATCTAATACAGCAGTTGTAACACCCATAGAGTTTGCCATAATATCCATTGCACCAGGCAAACGCTCACCCAACTGACGTCTAAGTTCTTCAGTAGTTATCTTCCCTTTAGAAATCATTTGCTCTAATGCTAGGTAAACACCTTGCAACTCGTGTGTAGCTAAACCAAGAACACCAGAAGCTTTTGTCATTGTAGCAAATATCTTCTGTGTTTCAAGAGCAGTTAATCCAGCTTGTTTTGCAGCGGCACGGAATTTAATATATCTATTTGTTGTGGTAACAAGTTCAGCTCCAAAATCCTCTGTAATTCTCTCTAGCCAAGCCTCTGTCTTTCCTAGTTCTTCTGAATCTGTTATAACAGCTTTCATTGAGAACGCGAGTGAATCTAATCTTTTAGTTAGTGTAAATGCGCTTTTAATTGCATTAGCAAACATCTGAACACCTTGCATTAATCCAAATGCAGCAAGAATTGATTTAACATTTGTTGCTATTCCTGAAAATACCCCTTTTTTCTTTTTTATCGAATCAAGCCTATTCTCTAATCTCTTTAACTCCTCTTGAGTTGATTTTAACTCTTTTTTTAAGTTTCTGGTTTGGGTTACAAAACTTTTCTGTGAAGTTAAGGTGTTTTTATAGGCTTTTTGTAGTTTCTCAACAGCATCAAGAACATCTACTTGAACGCTTCTTAAACCTTTTAAAGAAGTCTCCATTTTCCTAAAACTAGCTTTACTACCATCACCAATCCCAGTGATAGATTGTCGCATTTTATTAAACGTATCAATTATCTCGTTTAAATCTTTTATTGCTGTTTTACTTTCTATTTGAATTTGCGGCATGGCTCTTATGTTTTTCTTTACTCATTTGAATCAGTTTAACCCACTTTGATACTGTCGTTGTGTCTGGATCTATTTCTCTTTTAAGTTCCAAATTTCGCTCAAGATACAAAGCATCTCTATCTAAATCCATTTTTACATCCTCTTTATTGGTTTCCATTGATTTTGAAAGCTTTATTTTGAAGATTTTAATTTTGTTT